CGTTGAAAGCGCGCGTTCTACCCTGGCACAGGAAGCGGTGGGCTTCGAGCGTGACAACTTGAGCCGTGAGCGTGAGGGCATGGCGAAGAGCAAGGAAGAGTCCGGCGCAGTCATGGAAGGCGTTGTAAAGCTGATCGAGCAGCAAGAGACAAAATTCGAGAAGGCATTGGCACAGATGCAGTCTCAGATCATGCAAGCACTTGCATCGTCCAAGCCAGCCCCGAGACGGGTAAACATTGAACGCGGGACCGATGGGAAACCCGCCGCATTAGTCGAGGAATAGAGCAATGCCGAAAGCAACTGCAACTTGTAACAGCATCATCAACCTGATGTACCGGGCGACGGCGTGGGCGAGCGTGGCGGACAATGCCGCATCGTCCCCCTATACGAACGTCTATGTTGGCCTTCATACAGCCGACCTCACGGCTGCGACTGGTTCGCAGGCTGAGAACGAAACGGTCTACACCAACTACGCACGGCAGGCCGTAGCTCGCTCTACCGGCTGGGATGCGGCTTCAGGTGGTGGTACTGCGAATGCTGCAACCATCAGCTTCCCGCAGTGTGGCGTGACGGGTGCGACCCTTACCCATGTATCGACCGGCCCTGTCGTTTCGGGCGCTTCTGCGGTGTGGCATTACGGCGCGCTGAATGCGTCGCTGGTAGTGTCGTCCGGCATTACCCCGCAGTTTGCGGCGGGTGCCCTCACGGTGACTGAATCCTGATGGACAAGCGTTCTGCCCGTCAGAAGTGGATGGACGATCACATTGGCCCTCCCCTGTACTTCTCAAGCGAATGCATGTTGCCGGTTGAGGTGAAAGAGGACGGGATTGTGCGTCCCTGTGGGGACTGTAACTGTCAGGTCCTCGCCCCTCGCAAGGCTGTTGCGGTAGGCAAGGGCGGGATGAATCTCAAGACCAAGGCCAAAGTGTCGGCAATGCAGATTGCGGCATCGATTACGGGGCGCTGCGTCTAGTGGGATTCCGGTCTGTCAGTGAATATGCCGCTGCTGATGAGGCAGGGCAAACGTGGGTAACTTCGTTCAGAAAGACGGTTGCCTCTGCTGCGACGACGACGAACGCATGGATTGATTACACCTATTTCGCGGGATCTCCGACAGCGAACTTCTACGCATCAGAGCCGCTGGTTTCGGCTGTTGTTGACTCGGCTCGCGGGATTTATGTCCCGAGCGTGGCCCCTGCGACGCAACACCTGCGGAACCTGATGCTGATGTCTGCTGCGTCGGCTGCGACCTCGACCACGAACGGCAGGCAACAAGTGTGCTTGTCTGACTATCTGCTGTATTACCCGTTTATTGACACGGACGCGGTGGGCGAGCAGCAGGACTTGACCAACAGCGTCGCAATTCCCCGCTACACGAGCGGGCAGGTGATGGCGGTGGCGCAGTCTGCCGCTTCAACGGTGGGACAGTTCACGTTCACGTACACGAATCAGGACGGCGTCGGGGGCAGGGTATCGCAGAACGCTTTCACGTTCGCGGTTGCCGGTGGTGGGCAGATCGTCGCGGCAAGTGGTGCAGGCGCGTCCTATAACCCGTTCCTGTACTTGCAGGCGGGTGATTCAAGCGTGCGCTCAATCGAGAGCGTGACGTTCACGGCTGGCGGCGGTGGTCTGATGGCCCTAGTGATCGTCAAGCCGCTGCTGAAGTCGGTGATCACGCAGGAATGTCGCCGCACCACGTCAGGCAACCTTGAGAGCTATGGGGCCTGCGATGAATTGCTGTCAGTCATCCATCAGGCCGGTGCGCCCCGGATCATCGACGGCGCAGTGCTTGGGATTCAGGCCGCAGGGTATGCGGGTTCGCTGGCCAGTTCGATCCTGGCGGGCATGTTAGAAACAGTCTGGGAATAACACATGGGCTTTACTTCGCAAGACGACCTGATTACTCAGCTCACTGAGAACGGCAAGGGAGACACGGTAGTCACGACCAAGACGCTGTCCTCTGCGGGCACGGCTGGCGCGTGGACGCTGCTGTCTGGCCATGCTGGATATCCTCCGGCTGCGACCTTCACGGGCACTGACCTGACCTACGTCCCGACCGATGACACATGGTCAGAGGGTACGATCTACACGGGTGGCGATGTTGACCCGGCAACCAAGCATTTCCTGAGTGCTGGCGCAGCGTGCGTTGCCGCTGCGGGTGCACCTTGGTATGTCATGGCGATTGATCTTGTGGGCTTTGTCCCGCTGTCAGGCACGAACGTCAGCACGACCGGCACAAAGACGGTGACAATGACAGCTATCGGAAGCTCTGGCAGCAAGGGAGATCGCTATCCTGCCGGGGCTGGCCTGCGCATGTTCGTTGCAGCGGATACAGCATTGGGCGCGAACGCCCCGACCTGCATCGTGAACTACCTCGACACGGGCGGCGGTGCGGGTGCGACAACCACATTCACCTCTACCGCATCGATGGGCGTCGGCCAACTGCTGAACACGGGCGCAGCGGCGAACAAGTACAACCCGTTTCTCCCCCTTGCTGCGGGTGACACGGGCGTCAGCGACATCGTCTCGCTTGTCTGGGCAGGAACGGCGCACGCATCGGGAACGGTCATTATCGGCCTTTGCAAGCCGTTGTGGATGATCCCTGTCCCGGCTACCGGCCTTTACAACAAGGTCGATTTCGTCAACTCGCTGCCTTCCATGCGGCAGATCCCGGACGGCGCAAACATCCAATTTTTGCTGTTCCAGACTGGCGCGACGACCTCGGCGGGCACGATCAACGTCGATTTTGATTACGGCTACGGCGGGGCCTGATGGGCATTCTCGCGAACGGCTACAGGGACAACCTCGGCTGTTTCAAGACGTTCGGCGCGACTGCATCAAACAACGCCTATCCGTCGTCGCATCACGCGAACCTTCATAGAGCTGCGAGAACCCGCAACATCACGGCGGGGCAGGGCATCACGAGCGAGTTGGTCTCTATCCCTTCAGGGAACCGGCACCCCTCCGCATGGATGATGCCGCAGCAGGCAGGCGCACTGGCCGCACGGAACACGCTGGACGGCTCCGGCGATATTGCAGCGGACATCCTCTCGGTGAAGCTGGCACTCGCGGACCTCACGGGTTCGGGCGCGTTGTCGGCGGTTGGCAGTCTTATCGTCCAAGCCCTTGCTGACATCACGGGCACGGGCGAGATCAGTGACGCAGCCCTGCAAGCATTCCTTGCAGCCGTCGCAGACCTCACAGGATCGGGCGAAGTATCGGATGCGGACCTTGAGGGCTTGGGGGCTGTTCTCGCGTCACTGACAGGCTCAGGAACGGCTACAGGGTCGGTCCTGACTGCAATCGGTGAGCTTGAGGCGGCTTTGACCGTGACGGGAACGGGATTGAGCACGGCGAATGTCGGGCAAGCTGTCTGGGCGCACCTGATCGAAGCTGGATTTACTGCGGCTGAAGTGCTTCAGATCATTGCGGCTGTTACGGCTGGTAAGGCATCGGGTGGCCCGGATAGCCCTGTATTCAGGAACCTTGGCGATACGTCCGACATCGTGTCCGGCGAGGCGGACAGCAGCGGCAACAGGACCAGCGTCACCTACACGCCTGACTGACCATGTCTCAGCAGTGGGACGGTAATAACTGGTCAGGCTCGAATTGGGACGCTAACAACGTCCGTGGGCCTAACGAGGCCGATACCGGGATAAGGAACATATCCGCAGACCTTACGGGGTCGGGTGGATTGCTTGCGACGCTGGCGGCTGTTGGCCTTCAGTTGATTGCAGGCGGCGGCATTGACCGTCGCAGGCGCAGGAAGCGCAAGAAGCTGGAAGAAGCACGCATTGCAGCGATGCTTGAACCGGCAAAGATTCCACAGGTTGCGCCGATCACGCTCGAACTGGCACGGCAGGACGTTGCCAAGATTCACGAGCAGGTTGCAGCCTTGCCTATTGATGATTTCGACGATGAGGACGAATTACTCGCCCTTTACGTCGCCATGTTTTGACCGTCGCCGGGTTTCGGGCGTATCGCGCCGCCATGCGTTAAGGGCGTTTCGTAATCCAACGTTACTGGAGAAGAGCAGATGGATGAGGTTGAGAGTCTTTCGAGCATACTGGAATCACCTTTCAGCAAGGGCGAAGCGACCCCGGTCGCAGATACCACGCCGCCTGTGGTCGAGCAGAAAGCGGAGCCAGTAGAACCCGTCAAGGTCGAGCCGGAGCCCGAGCAGGCCCCGGTTATTCGAGACGAGGCGGGCAGATTCGCCAAACAAGAGAGACCGGAAGAGGTTGACGGACGTGTCAAGGCGCTCCAGGCGGAGCGTGAGAGGCGTCGTCAGGCTGAGGCAGAGCTTGCCTCGCTCAGGGAGCAGAAGCCCATGACGGACTTTTTCGAGAACCCTACGCAGGCGTTCAGCGAAAACATTGAGCCGTTGCAGCGTGAGCTGTTGAGTCTGAAGGTTGAACTTGAGAGCGTTAAAAGCCCTGATTTCAAGGAAGCATTGCAGCTAGTCCTTGAGAAGGTCGAAAACGATCCGGTGCTTAAGTACCAGATTGACAACTCCCCGGACCCGTTGAAGTTGATCTATCGCGAAGGCAAGCGGCTCAAAGAGCTTGGCGACGTGGATGGCGACATCATGAAGTACAGGGAGAAGGTCACAGGCGAACTCAAGACGGAACTCGGCAAGCGAGACGAGCAGATCAAGGCTCTAACCGCACAGCTTGAGGCCGTCACGAAAGCACAGAAAGAACTCGAAGCCATCCCGCGCTCACTCAACAAGGGCGCTGAGTCCTCCCCGCGTATCAGCGAAACGGACGAAGACGACATCGCATCATTAACACGCTTCGGAAAAACCGGGTAACCGGCAATGGAGATTTAAATGGCTGAAAGCACAGTCCCGACTAACACTCGGGTAATTCGGTGGGAACGCGACTTTTACCGGGAGTACATCCGGGCGAATCGCTTCTCGAAGTTCATGGGCGCGGACGAGACGGCCCCCATTCAGGTCAATGAAGACCTGTCCAAGAACGTTGGCGAGTCGATCAACTTCGAGTTGGTCAACCGTCTGACGGGCGCTGGCGTCACGGGCACTTCGACGCTGGAAGGCAACGAAGAGCAGATGGGCATTCGTAACTTCCGGGTTACGGTTGACCGCACCCGCCACGCTGTTGTGCATGATCGGCTCCATGAGCAGTTCAGCGCGATTGATCTGGTGAGCGCAAAGCGTGCCATCCTTCAGGATTGGTTCAAGGAAAACGTGCGTGATCGCATCATCACGGCCCTTGGATCGATCTCGACGGACGGCAGCACGCACACGGCGTATGCGTCGGCCTCTGAAGGCGACAAGGACACGTGGGTTGTCAACAATGCAGACCGCGTCGCCTTTGGTGCATCGGCCATCAATGCCGACCACTCTGCGGGCCTCTTGCAGTGCGACACGACCAACGACACGTTCACGACTGGCAATCTCGCGATTCTGAAGGATCTGGCGAAGTCCGCTAATCCCAAGATCCGCCCGATCAAGGTCCGCGACGAGGAAGAGTGGTACGTGGCCTTTGCGCATACCAAGCTGTTCCGGCAGATGCAGGCATCCCTTGCAACGGTAAACCAGAATGCCTGGACCCGTGAAGAGGGCGAAGGTAACCCGCTGTTCACTGGCGGCGACCTGATCTATGACGGCTGCATCATCAAGGAAATCCCTGAGATTGCGTCGCTCGGCACGGTCGGTGCTTCGTCTGCGTTGGTTGCCCCCGTGTATCTGGTGGGCGCTCAGGCTTTGGCGTATGCCATTGCACAGCGTTCCAAGATGATCGAGAACGTCCGCGACTACGGTGCCAAGAAGGGTGCTGGCGTGGAAATGATCGATGCGGTTCGCAAGATTTACTTCGGTTCAGGCGTTGCTGACGCGACGACCCCGAAGCAGAACGGCGTTGCAACCGGCTACTACGCTTACGTCTAATCGACGTGTGTCCAGGTCTTGCGATGGATGGCA